CCATGCTGCTGTGGGGCGACAAGGTGCGGATCATCAGCACGCACGACGGCGTGGAGAACGCCTTCAACGCGCTGATCGAGGAGGTGCGCGCGGGCAAGCGCGGGCCTGCCGCGAAGGCCAGCGTGCACCGCATCACCTTCCGCGAGGCGGTGAACGACGGCCTGTACGAGCGGGTGTGCATGCGCCGGCGCAAGGCCTGGACGGCCGAGGGCCAGGCCGAGTGGGTGGCCGACGCCTACCGGTTCTACGGCGACGCGGCCGACGAAGAGCTGGACGCGATCCCCAGCGCCAGCGCGGGCGCATACCTGAGCCTGGCGCTGATCGAGCAGCGCATGGTCACACCCTACAGCGAGCTGAACCCCGCCGGGCCCGCGGTGGTGCGCGGCTCGTGGGAGGACGGCTTCGCCTACCTTCCCGAAGACGTGCGCCGCCACGCCATCGACGGCTGGTGCCGCGAGCACCTGGACGCGCACCTGGCGCGCATGCACCCGCTGCGGCGCCACGTGTTCGGCGAGGACTTCGCGCGCAACCGCGACCAGGCCGTGACCACGGTGCTGGAGGAAGACACCGACCTGACGCACCGCCCGGTGCTGACCTTCGAGCTGAACAACTGCCCGTTCACGAGCCAGCAGCAAATCCTGTTCTACGTGATCGACAAGCTGCCGCGGTTTCGGGGCGGGGCGATGGACGCCACCGGCAACGGCGCCGCGCTGGCGGAGGCGGCCGCCCAGCGCTACGGCGTGGAGATGGTGGAGCAGGTGAAGCTGAACGACGCCTTCTACCTGGCCCACATGCCCAAGCTGAAGGCGGCGCTGCAAGACGGCACGCTCGCCGACCTGGCGCGCGACGAGCTGCACCGCGACGACCTGCGCGCCATCAAGCTGGTGCACGGCGTGCCCAAGGTGCCGCGCGAGGCCGCGCAGACCACGGCGCAGCGCAGCGCGGCGGCCGAGGGCGGGCAGAAGGCCAAGCGGCACGGGGACTTCGCCATCGCGCTCTTCCTGGCGGAGTACGCCTTCCACCGCGAGGCCGGCGAGATCGCCTTCACCGCAGCCCCCGGCCGCGAGAGCCGCTGGGCCGAAAGCAGCGGCCAGCCGCGGCTGAAGATGCGCCCGGACAACCGCGCCGCGGACTGGGCCGGCGCCATCGGCGACAGCCGAAAAGGCGGGTGGTGATGGGCGCCGACCGACAGACCGCCGCCTTGCCCCGCCCCGCCAATGTGTTCGGGAACGTTCCCGAACGGGCTAGGCGCGGTTTTCGGCGGTGCGCGGGCACCAGCGCAGCGGGTCGGGGGGTCGGCGCGCTCCTGGAGCCTGTTTTCCAAACCCCCACCGGAGCCCCGGCATGAGCACGATTCTTGGCCCCGACGGCAAGCCGCTGGACACCCGCGCGGTGATGCGCGGGCTGGAGACGCCGCAGACGGCCGAGCTGGGCGCCATCCGCACGGACTGGGCGCGCCACCCGGCCAAGGGCCTGACGCCGGCCAAGCTGGGCGCGATCATGTTCCGCGCCGAGGAAGGCGAGCTGCAGGACCAGCTGGACCTGGCGGAGGACATGGAGGAGCGCGACGCGCACCTGTATGCCGAGCTGGGCAAGCGCGCGGGCGCGGTGACGGCGCTGGCCTGGTCGATCGAGGAGCCCAAGAACGCCAGCAAGGAGGAGATCAAGCTCACCGAGCGCGTGCGCGACTGGGTGGGCATGCTCACCTGCCAGACCGAGCAGCTCACCGGCGGCATGGGCCTGCTGCTGAGTGCGATGACTTCGGCCGTGCTGCGCGGCTTCGCGCCGATCGAGCTGCAGTGGCGGCTGCAGGCCGACAGCGAAGGCCGCCAGGTGCGCGTGCCGCACTGCACGCTGCAGCCGCAGCGCTGGTTCACGCTGAGCGCAGACCGGCGCCGCTACCTGCTGCGCAGCAGCACGCAGATGACGCCGGCCCAGAACATGGGCGACGGCGTGACGCTGCCCGGCCGCATGGGCGTGGAGCTGAACCCCTACGCCTGGCTGATGCACATCCACCCGGCGCGCAACGGGTACCTCGCGCGCATGGCGCTGGCCCGCGTGCTGTTCTGGCCGTACCTGTTCAAGAACTACGCGGTGCGGGACTTTGCGGAGATGCTGGAGATCTACGGCATCCCCTTCCGGCTGGGCAAGTACCCCAGCGGCGCCAGCGACGAGGAGAAGCTGACGCTGCTGCGCGCGGTGACGGAGCTGGGCCACAACGCGGCGGGGATCATCCCGCAGGGCATGGCGCTGGAGTTCCTGGCGGCCAGCGCCGGCACCGAGGTGCCCTTCGCCGCGATGTGGGACCGCATGGACGCGGCGCAGAGCAAGGCGATCCTCGGGCAGACGCTTTCGGCCAGCGAGGGCCAGAAGGGCAGCCATGCGCTGGGCAAGGTGCACAACGAGGTGCGGCACGACATCCGCGATGCGGACGCGCGGCTGTACGAGGAGAGCTTCAGCGCGCAGGTGATCGCGCCGATGTGCCTGATCAACGTGCCCGGGGTGAACCCGCGCCGGCTGCCGCGGCTGATGCTGGACACCGGCGAGCCCGAAGACCTGGCGCTGTACGCGCAGCACCTGCCCACGCTGGCCAAGGCCGGCGTCAAGGTGCCGGTGAAGTGGGTGCACGAGAAGCTGCGCATCCCCGAGCCGGAGGAAGGCGAGGAGGTGCTGCAGGAGCCCGAGCCCCAGCCGCAGCCGGGCCTTCCAGGCCAGCCGCCCGGCGGCCTGCCCGGCAACGCGCCGCGCAAGCAAGCCGACAAGCAAGCCGAGAAGAAGGCGGCCCTGGCCGGCCAGGTGGGCGGCGCCGACGACGGCCCGCGCGACGTGCTGGACGAGCTGGTGGACGACATGGCCGCCCAGTGGCAGAGCACGCTGGCGCCGATGGTGGAGCCGCTGCTGGCCGAGATCGACGCCGCCGTCGCGCGCGGCGAAACGCTCGAAGCCTTCGCAGCCCGGCTGCCCGAGCTGGTGCGCGCGATCGACGCCGGGCCGATGACCGAGCAGCTCGCCCGCGGCGCCTTCGCGGCGCGGCTGGCGGGGGAAGCGAACCTGGCGCTGAGCGCCAATGAAGGAGAGTGACGATGACGACGACCGTGATGATTGCCGTGCGCGGCAACAAGGAAGTGGCGATCGAGACACCCCGTGGCCGCATGGTGGTGCCACCGGGCAAGTGGGTGGACGGTCTCACGATCAGCGGCGACGAGTCGCTGAAGATCAGCGAGACCGGCCCCTTCGTGGACGCCGGGCCCGGTGCGCGCTACGAAGACGCGCTGCCTTCGGAGGGCTAGAAGCATGGAAACGATGCAGCAGCCCAAGATCGACGGCTACCGGCAGCTCAACCAGGCCGAGGCCGAGCTGATCAACGAGGTGAAGGCGCACGCCGAGCAGACGCGACACCTCGTCAACCGCGTGCAGCACTACCTGGCCGAACAGGAGCGCCAGCCGCTGCCCGAAGGGCACGCGCCCCACAGCCAGGTGACGAACCCGTCCCGCTGGGCGGCGCTGGCGCAGACGGACCTGCAGACGGGCTACATGAAGCTGGTGCGCGCCATCGCGCAGCCGACGACGTTCTGACTCGGGCGCGAAGCGATGTTCGGCAACCGAGTCACGAGAAAGCCGCTGCCCCCATTGGGCTTCGACCCCGCCAGGCCGCCGCCGCTGCCGCCGCTGCCGCAGGCGCCGAAGCCTGAACCCGGTGGCAGCGGCTGGGAGAACTTCGGTGTGTGGCAGCAGGCTGCAGCCCGATGGGCCGCCATGCCGATCAGCGAGCCCGACCGGAGCTGCCTGTGAAGGTGTCGCCTCGCAAGCTGATCGCAGCATGAAGCCCCGTACCAGCTTCTGGCTCGGCGTGCTGGCCGGCGCCGCGGCCACCGCACTCGCCGGCGGGCTGCTGTTCGCGCGCTGGGCCGTGGGCCTTTTCCCGCATTGAGCACGCCCCGGCCCCTGCCGCCCGGCTTCAGCCTGGGCGCCGTGCCCCCGCAGAGCGCGGTAGAGGCTTTCGCACAGCGAAAGCTGCTGCGCCCCACCTTCCGCTGGCAGGACATCTGGCAGGCCGAACACGCGCGTGCGTTCGCGGTGGCCGGGGTGATGCGGCTGGACGTGCTGGAGCTGATCCGCGCCGAGCTGGAGGCTGCGCTGGCCGAAGGCACGAGCCCGCGCGAGTTCGCCACCAGCCTGAAGGCCAAGCTGCAGGCCAAGGGCTTCTGGGGCCTGAAGGAGATCACCGACCCCACCACGGGCGAGGTGCGCCGCACGCGCTTCAACGATGCGCGGCTGCGCCTGATCTTCGACGTGAACATCCGGCAGAGCCACGCTGCCGGGCGCTGGGCGCGCCTGGTGCGCGACGGCGCCACCCACGTGGTCTACCGCACGATGGGTGACGAGCGGGTGCGCATGAGCCACCGGCCGTGGGACAACCTGATGCTGCCGGTGGACGATGCCTTCTGGCGCACGCACTTCCCGCCCAACGGCTGGCGCTGCCGCTGCACGGCCTACGGCTGGAACGAGGCCGATGGGCTGCCCCCTTCCACGCGCGACCGGCCGCTCAAGCGCACCGCGCCGCCCACGCAGTACGTGAGCTTCACGAACCGCAGCACCGGCCAGACAGAGCTGGTACCGCGCGGCATCGACCCCGGCTTTGCGTACAACCCCGGCCAGGTGCACGTGCAGCGCGCGGCCGAGCTGCTGGAGCGCGGCCTGGCTGCGGTGAAGCCGGTGCGCCGGCCAGCCGGAACCCGCAGCGTGGACGCGGCCAGCCCGCACGCGGTGCGCCGCGCGGTGGTGGCGCGCACGCGCAGCGAAAAGGCGTTTGGCGACTTCCTGGCCAGCCCGCCGGCGCCGGCACAGCCAGGCCAGCGCACGGGGCTGCCCGTGGCCGCGGTGCCCGCGCGCGAAGGCGAGCCGCCGATTGCCAGCGTGGCCGCCATCGACCTGGCGGCGCAGGCGCGCGCGCAGCGCCTGGCCCCGAGCTTCCCGAGTGGGCTGCCGCTGAAGGCTGCACAGTGGGCGCTGGCACAGGCGGTGCTGGACCAAGGGCAGCGGCTGGACCTGGGCGAAGGCCGCGTGCTGTGGTGGTGGCGCCGCTCGGTGAGCGGCGAGCCCAAGGTGCTGCTGCTGGAGCTGGAGCGCTCGGCGCTGGTGTGGTGGACAAAGTTCCTGGGCGCGCTGACCGAGGCTGAGGCCCGGCGCATCTACCCGGCGCTGAAGGAGGTGCTGTGATGGCAACCGGGCAGCAGCAGCTGTACGAGCTGGCCGATGAGGCCATCGTGGCGGCGCTGGACCGCGTGATCGCGGCCCTGGAGAACCCGGCGCCGATGTACGAGCGCATGGGCGGCTTCATGGAGCGCGCGGTGCAGGCGCGCTTCGACAGCAAGACGGCGCCGGACGGCAGCGCGTGGGCGCCGCTGTCGCCCACCACGATCGCCATCTACGGCAGCGACTGGTTCAAGGCGCTGAACCCGGAATTCAAGGACGGCATCCCCGGCACGCTGCTGGAGCGCACGCGGCTGCTGCGCGAAAGCGTGAGCTACAACTTCGGCGAAGACTTCCTCGAGGTGGGCACCAGCCGCAAGGTGGGTGCGTGGCAGATCGGCTTGCTGCACGAGACGGGCACGCGCAAGATGCCGGCCCGCCGGCTGCTGACGAAGAACCCCGACACCGGCGAGCTGGGCGACGCCGACGCGGCCGGGCTGCTGCGCATCATCGACGGCTTCATCAGCGGTGCGCTGGCCGGCTGAGCCGCGCGCCGGGGCGACTCCCAAAACGCTTTAGCTACCGCGGGGCTGCGCGCGCAGGAACACTGCGCCGCGTCATGCGCCTGCTGCAAGCCCTTCTCGCCGCCACCCTACCCGCCGCCGCAGGCGCCGGCGGGCGGGTGCAGCTGCTGCCTGCAGGCGAGTTCGCGGCACGGGACGGACGGCCGGGCCCGGGCAAGAAGTGGAAGCTGTCGGACGCCGCGGGCATCGCGCTGGCTGCAAGCCTGAACGCCACCGCGGCGCAGACGCCGCTGGTCATCGACTACGACCACCGCACGCTGTACGTGGCCGAGCACGGGGGCGAAGCGCCCGCCGCAGGCTGGATGCGCGGTGGCTTCGAGTGGCTGGCCGGCCAGGGCCTGTTCGCCCCCGTGGAGTGGACGGCCCGCGCCAAAGCCAGCATCGAGGCGGGCGAGTACCGCTTCGTCAGCCCGGTGGTTCAGTTCGACGACGACACCGGCGAGATCAAGGGCGTGGCGATGGCCGCGCTCGTCAACTACCCCGCGATCCTGGGCATGCAGCCCGCCCTCGCTGCGCTCGCGGCGCAGTTTCCTCACCAGGAGCACACGATGAATCCGATCCTGCAAGCCCTGCTCACGGGCCTGGGGCTGAGCGAGAGCGCCACGCTCGAACAGGCCACCGCCGCGCTTTCGGCGGTGCAAGCCGCCGCGAAGCAGAAGCCGCCCGTGCTGAGTGCGGCGCTGGCCGGTGCGCTGGGCGTCAAGCCCGAGGCCGACGAGGCCGCGGCGCTGGCGGCCATCAACACCATCAAGACCACCTCGGCCGCCGGCGGCGACGCCGCCACGGTGCAGGCGATGGCCGCGCTGCAGGGCGAGATCGCCACGCTGCGCGCGCAGGTACAAGGCGACAAGGTGACGGCGATGGTGGACGACGCCATCAAGGCCGGCAAGCTGATCCCCGCGCAGCGCGACTGGGCGCTGAACTACGGCAAGAGCAGCCTGGAGGCGCTGTCCGGCTTCCTGGCCACGGCCGTGCCGATGGCCGGCCTGCAGGGCCAGAGCGGCGAGCACAAGCCCGGCGGCGCCGGCGGCGTGGCCATCGAAGCGCTGGGCGCGCAGGTGGCGGCCGTCTTCGGCCTGACGGCCGAGCAGTTCGCCAAGGGCAAGCCCGCCGCCGCGGCGAGCTGAGCCCCACTGACACACCCACCCCCCCCGCACCCAACAGGAGAGCAGCATGGTCGCAGCCACGAAGGATCGCAACACCGAAGAGATCGCGCCGGGCCGCACCCGCGCGTTCCCGATGCAGGCGAACCTGCAGGTCTTCGCGGGCACCATCGCCGCGATCAACGCCTCGGGCGATGTCGGCAAGGGCATCACCAGCACCACCATCCGGGTGGTGGGCGTCTTCATGGACGCCTACAACAACCTGGGCGGCGCCGCGGGCGCGGTGACGGCCGAGGTGGACGTGGGCGTCTTCGGCCCCTTCGCCAACAGCGCGGCGGGCGACCTGATCGCCGCGGCCGATGTCGGCGCCGACTGCTTCGTGGTGGACGACCAGACGGTGGCCAAGACGAACGGCACCAACACCCGCGTGCGCGCCGGCAAGGTGTGGCAGGTGACGGCCGCCGGCGTCTGGATCGACTTCCGCAACTGACGCCCTTCGCGCGGCAGCAGCAGACCCCTCAACCCCCCGCAACACCAGGAAGCGAGCAGCAACCATGATCGTCAACGCACAGAGCCTCGCCATGCTGACGCAGGCAGTTCGCGCCACCTTCAACCTGGGCCTGGCGCGCGCGCAGCCGACCTGGAGCGCGGTGGCGATGGAGATCCCGTCCATCACGGCCGAGAACGTCTACCCGTACCTGAAGAGCTTCGGGAACATCCGCAAGTGGGTCGGCGATCGCGTCATCCAGAACCTGGCGCAGGGCGACTTCCGCATCGTCAACGAGGACTTCGAGCAGACGCACGCGATCCCGCGCAAGGCCATCGAGGACGACCAGTACGGCATCTACTCGGCCATCTTCAACCAGACGGGCGAGAACGTGGCTCGCCACGCCGACAAGCAGGTGTACGACCGGCTGAAGGCCGGCTTCACGGCGCTGGGCCCGGACGGCCAGTTCTTCTTCGACGTGGACCACCCGGTGGGCAAGCCGGGCGCGGAAGTGAGCGTGTCCAACTTCATGGGCGGCTCGGGCGAGGCCTGGTTCGTGGTGGACGGCAGCAAGCCGATCAAGCCGCTGATCTACCAGCCGCGCCGCAGCTTCGAGCTGGTGACGTTCTTCAACCCGGACGACGAGCGCGTCTTCTGGAACAAGGAGTTCGTCTGGGGCGTGGACGGCCGCAGCGGCAGTGGCTACTCGCCGTTCTGGCAGCTCGCCTTCGCCAGCAAGCAGACGCTGGACGCGACCAACCTGCGCAACACGCTGACCGCGATGGCCAGCCAGAAGGACGACGCCGGCGAGCCGCTGGAGGTGATGGGCACGCACCTCATCGTGAGCCCGAACCTGTGGGAGCAGGCCAACGACCTGGTGACCAAGGAGTTCCTGGGCAACGGCGAGTCGAACACCCTGCGCGGCCGGCTCACCGTCGTCAAGAGCGCCCGCCTGCTCTGACCTGACACCAACCCAACCACACCCCACCGCTACACCAGGAGGCTTCCATGCCGACCAAGATCAAGGCCGCAGGCCCTGCCACCAAGGGCCTTCGCATCACGTCCCGCAGCGAAAAGGGCTTCCGCCGGTGCGGCCGGGCCTTCGGGCCGGATGGCACGGTGGTGCCGCTGTCCGAGCTGACCGAGGAGGAGGTCGACACGCTCAAGGCCGAGCGCCAGCTCGTGGTGGTGGAGGTGGACATCGAGTCCGACAAGGGCGCCGACAAGGGCGCCAAGGCCTGAGCCCGCCATGAGCAAGGCCACCCCCAACGTCAAGACCGCCGACAGCGCCACGGCCAAGGTGCCGTACCTGCGCGTCACCACCGAGCGCATCGACGTGGCCGTCGAGTGCGCTGGCCACCGCTGGGCCGGCATCAGCGAGGTGCCGCGCGGCGGCTTCAGCGACAGCCAGATCGAGACGCTGAAGGCCGACAAGCGGCTGATGGTCGAGCTGATCGAGCGCGACCCGCCGCCGCCGCCGGCGGACGGCGTGGTGCTGTCGGAGTAGCGCCGGGCGACCCCGGCGCGACCCCCTGCGATCCCCTTCCGCCGCCTCGCATGAGCTACGCCACCGTCGCCGAGCTGCAAGCCGTGATCGGCGAGCCGCGCCTGCTGCAGCTCACCGACCTGGCCGACCCGCCGGTGGGCCTGGTGCACGAGCCCACCGCGCAGCGCGCGCTGGACGACGCCAGCGCCGAGATCGACGGCTACCTGGTCGGCCGCTACGCGCTGCCGCTGGTGGCGCCGGTGCCGGACATCCTGCGCGTGCACTGCTGCACCCTCGCGCACTTCAGGCTGCTGGGCGACCGCGCCGAAGAGGTGATGCGCGAGACCGTGAAGGGCGTGCGCGCCTACCTGCAGAGCGTGGCCGAGGGCAAGGTGGGCCTGTACCCGCCCAGCCAGGCGCAGCCGCAGGCCGGCATCGGCGGCGCGATCTTCAGCCCGGGCACCAAGGTGATGGGTCGGGAGACCGCCTGATGGGCCTGGCCGCGCTGAAGCAGGACTACCTGTTCGTGCTGCCGCTGATGCAGGCGCGGCTGGCCGACCAGGTGCCCGACATCCCGGTGGACATCGTGGAGACGGTGGAGGACGTGCTCGCCGCGGACCACCGCGCCAACGTGCTGATGGTGATGTACGCGGGCGAGCTGGTGACGGCCAACGCGGCGCGCGTGTCCACCGCGCTGACGCACCGCTACCTGGTGCTGGTGGCGCTGTCGAACGTGGCCAAGGGCACGAACAGCCGCAACCGCAAGGCAGGCCCGCTGATGAGTGCAACGAACCAGGCCCTGGTGGGCTGGACGCCCGAAGGCGCGGCCACGCCCATGCGGCGCGCATCCACGCCCACGCGGCCCGATTTCACGAAGACGAAGGCGCTGTACCCGATGGCCTTCGAGATCGACCTGAACCTGTAGAAGGAGAGCGACATGCCTCAAGGCTTTTCCGGCGTGGGCCTGGTCCACAGCCACATCCGCACCGTCACCGGCGGCAAGGGCATCGGCACCTTCTGGGGCAACTGCCCGCAGCTCAAGGTGGACTTCACCCCCAACGCGGTGGAGCGCAACGAGTCGATGACGACGGCCCGCGCGCCCTACCGGCGCATGACGCAGGCCACGCAGGGCTCGATCACGCTCGTCACCGACGAGTTCAACAAGAAGAACGTGGCCAACACCCTGCTGGCGCGGGTGGACGAGGTGGCCGCCGGCGGCAGCGTGAACCACACCTGGCCGACGGGTGCCGTGGTGAGCGACGTGCTGAGCACGCCCGACAAGAACCCCCAGAGCGTGGTGGTGACCGACAGCAGCGGCAGCCCGAAGACGCTGTTGCTGAACGTGAACTACACGCTGGACGCCTTCAGCGGCAACGTCAAGCTCACCGACCTGACCACCGGCGGCCCGTTCGTGCAGCCCTTCAAGGCGGCGTACACGAAGGGCGCGGTGAGCGTGATCGCAGGCCTGGCGGTACCGGCGCCGGAGCTGTGGTTCGCCATCGCAGGCATCAACGCCGACAGCGGGCTGCCCTTCGCCGCGGACATCTACCGCGTGCGGGTAGACGTGGCGAAGACCTTCTCGTGGATCAACAGCGAGTACCAGGACTTCGAGCTGAGCGGCAGCCTGCTGCAGGACAGCACGAAGGTGGCCAACGCCGTGGGCGGCCAGTTCTATTCGATCGCCCTGCCCAGCACCCACGAGTGAGCCGGCGATGCCCCAGCCCGTAGACCACCAGTTCGCCGCCCCGCCCGAAGTGGGCCTGCGGCTGCGCGGGCGCGAAGAAGCGCTCGTGGTGCGCCCCGCGCCCGTGCGGGTGCTGCTCAAGCTGAAGGCCGTGGTGCTGCCGGTGCTCGAAGACATCGTGCGCCAGGCGCCCGGCCTGCTGAGCGGCGAGCGCATCAACCTCATCATGGCCAGCGGCGAGATCACCGCCGGCGACGTGGCCGAGCTGGTGGTGGTGCTGGAACAGGTGGACGCCGCGATCCCGTTCGTGGCGCTGCTGTCGGGCCTGCCCGAGGCCGACGTGGCCGAGCTGCTGCCCGACGAGTTCGCGCTGCTGGCCGCGGTGGCGGTGCAGGTGAACGCCGATTTTTTCGTCCAGGCCCGGCCGGCCTTCGAGGTGGCGATGGGCCGCTTCAGCCAAAGCGGCGTGCTGCCGTCCCCCGCACCCGCGCCGGCCGCGGCATCGGCTGGGCAGAGCTGATCGCCGGCGCCTGCGCCGAGCTGGTCGCCTGCGGACACGCCCACGGTGAGCTGATGGCCTACACCTGGGCCGAGTTCACCGCCTACCTGCGCCACGCCCGGGTGCGCGAGCTGCGCCGCCGGCGCGAGGCCATCCTGGACGCGAACCTGGCCGCGAACGGTGGCGACAAGGCCAACGAGCACCTGAAGGCGCTGGACGAAGCCATCGCCAAGGCGGAGGGCTGAGCGCGTGGCGCAGAGCACCACCATCCAGGGCAAGCTGCGCATCACCGGCGATGTGGCGGATGCCATCGCCAAGCTGCGCGAGCTGAAGAAGGAGCTGGGCGAGCAGAAGAAGGCGCTGGCCGAGGCGAAGAAGGCAGCCGCTGCGCCTGCGGGCGGCGCTGGCAGCGGGGGCGATGGCACCTCGGGCGGCAGCGGCACGGGCGGGGCGAACGAGCCCGGGCGCCGCAAGCGGCTGTCGCAAGAGGAGATCGACGAACTCAAGCGCAAGCAGGAGGAGACGCGCCGCCTGCGCGCCGAGACCAACCTGCTGAAGCAGGCCAACCGGCAGCTGCCGGCGCAGATCACCGACATCGTGACCAGCCTGGCCAGCGGCCAGCCGGCGTACCTGGTGGCGATCCAGCAGGGCGGGCAGCTGCGCGACGCCTACAACGGCATCGGGCCGGCGCTGCGCGCGATGCTGGGGCTGCTGACGCCGGTGCGCGTGGCCATCGGGGGCGTGGCGCTGGGCTTCGTGGGCTTCGTGGCCGGCATGGTGAGCGGCTACCGCGAAAGCAGCCAGCTGCGAAAGGAGCTTGCGCTGCTGGGCGCGCAGAGCGGCATCACGCTGGGGCAGATCGACCAGGCCGCGCGCGGCATTTCGGCTGCGCAGAGCAGCTCGATCGGCGCGGTGCGCGACATCCTGCGCGAGGTGCTCACGCTGTCGGGGCAGACGGACCAGACCTTCGCGGCCACCGGCCGCGCGGCGTCGGCGCTTGCCAGGCTGACCGGCCAGAGCGCCGAAGACGTGGTGAAGAAGTTCGCCGACCAGGCCGAGGGCATCACCGACTGGAGCGTGAAGGCGAACAAGGCCTACGGCTTCCTGAGTGCCGCGCAGGTGGACTACATCCGCAGCCTGGAGCGGCAGGGCCGCGCGGCCGAGGCCGTGAAGTTCGTCAACGAGGAGCTGGCCAAGACGCTGGAGCAGCGCCAGGCCAAGGCCATCGGCCTGGTGGAGCGGGCGTGGAACGCGGCGGGCGCAGCGGCCAGCCGCTTCTGGGACCAGATCAAGGCCATCGGCCGCGACGAGAGCGCCGAAGAGCGCATCGAGCGCTTCAGCAAGAAGCTGCTGGAGCTGGATACGCGGCTGGCGCAGCGCAACGCCGGTGGCCTGCAGGGCGGGCGGCGCCGCAGCACCGATACCGCGGAGCGCGCGGCCATCAAGGCCGAACTCGACCAAGCCAACCGCGACCTGGTGCGCGCGGCCGAGGCGACGATCGCGCAGCGTGCTGAGCAGAAGAAGATCGACGAAGAAACCTTCGAGTTTCGGAAGCTCAAGGCTGACCAGGAAGCCGCGACGGCGCGGCGCGAGCTGGCCGCCACCGAACAGGGCCTGGCGGCGCGCCAGGCGGTGGTGGAGCAGGCCTACGCGAAGGAGATCATCTCGGCCGAGCAGCGCGCGCTTCGGCTGAACGCCATCGAGGTGGCCCGTGCCGAGGCCCAGGAGTCTGTGTTGCGGCGGGAGCGCGAGGGTCTCGCCGCTCTCGAAAACGCCAGGAACAAGCCCGAGGAGAAGAGGCAACTTGATCTTGCGGTCACCGAGCTTGACACCCGGCTGACCGAGGCGCGCACGCGCGTGAAGCAGGCGCTGGCCGAAGGCCGGCAGCTGCTGCAGGCTGAGCTGAACCGGCTGGATGAGGACTACCGGCAGCGCCGCGCGGAGATCGCCAAGGCCGACATCCCGAAGACGGTGGCGGACCCGCGCGAGCGCGCCAGCCAGACGGCGCAGGCCGAGACCGACCGGCAGCGCAAGGAGATTGCAGATCTCCAGCGCCAACTTCAGAGCGAGATCGACGCGGCGGGTGCGCCCCAGGCCATCGAGAAGCTGCGCCGCCAGCTCGACGCGGCGCGCACGCAGTTCGAGGAGTCGATCCGCCAGAGCACCAACGCCAGCCTGCTGGCGCAAGCGGCCGAGCAGCTGGACGAGCTGGCGCAGCGCGAGGAGAAGGTGCGCCTGGCGGTGGAGCGGCGCGAGACCACCAGCACCGATGCGGAGACGCGCATCTTCTCGCTGCGGCAGCAGTCGATCGAGCAGCTCCAGGCCATCGAGCGTGAGCTGGCCAAGACCGCGCAGACGCCGGCCGAGCAGAACCAGCTGCGCCAGCTGCGCAACCGCATCGCCGTGCTGAAGGACATGCGCAGCGAGATCGAGCTGCTGGCCACCAGCTCGGCGCAGCAGGAAGTGACGAACTTCCTCAACGACTGGACCAGCGGCGTCAAGAGCTTCGGCGATGCCGGGCGCGATGCGCTGCGCAGCTTCGCGCAGACGCTGCAGCAGTTCCTCAACTCCAAGCTGGCTGAGGAGTTCCTGGCCTTCGTCGCCGGCTCGAACGGCAGCAGCCAGGGCAGCTGGATCAAGAGCCTGCTGAACCTGTTCAGCGGCACGCTGGTGCACAGCGGCGGCGTGATCGGCGCGGGCGTGAACCGGATGAGCCGCAC